TTCTCGTGTTTGTTTTAGATTGCTCTCAAGAGCCTTTGTCTTGTCTTTTGTGTTAAACGTAGCGTCTAACTCTTCAAATGGATTATTCAATTTCATCACCAAAACTTTCTAAGATTGAAGTTATATATTCATATTCATCTGCTGGCGTTAATGTTTTATCTATAACACCATCATTTCCTATTGTTGCTGTACTCTTAACTCTTACATTTAAGAAGTCATCTTTTTCGTACAATTTAGCAATAGATTCTTTAATTACTCCTACATTGTCAACAGGACCGTAGAAGTTTAATCTCATTGTAAAGTTAAAGGTCCAGATAATACTTTGTCTGTCAGCAAGCTCGCCTTCATAGGTATCATCATAGTCTATGTTATCGAGTGTAATTTTTATGTCTCGTTTAATACCAAGCGTTGGCATCTCGTTGACAGTAATGTTAAAATCAGGATTGAAAAAAGGTAGTATCTGTTCTACAATTCTGAGTCCGTCTTCTTGATTTTTTGCAAACACATAAAGAGCAAGAGACATGTTGTAAGGCGTTGCTACATAAGAAGACCTTACAGTAGTCGTATCATCGCCCTCTCCTACTGCTTTGTTTCTTTGAATAGGTGAAACTTTTCGGCTAGGATCATATGTTAGTTGTTGTATCTCAAAGCCCATACGAGGCAAAACAATTGCCACTTCGCCACGAGACTCTGCGTCAGGTATCAAAGCGATACGAGAGAGAAACTTTTGCTTTGTTGAATACGCAAGAGGCACTCGCATAACTTGTGCGATTTCCCCTTCAGTTGTTCTTCTTTCTACACGAATGTTATTAAATATCATTCCGAAAGCAACAATCGCTTTGCGAATATGTTCGTGATAGAATTGAGTATTTTTAAACATTAACCTATTTCTCCAAACGGATTGACTTCAGAGAAATCTAGAATATCATCAGCCTCATTTTCTAAAATGAAATCAGTATTATCAGTTCTTTCTGTAGACTTAGTAAGCGCATAGTCTTCTAGAATAATAGAAGTGCCATCTTCTTGTAGCAGAAGTGTACCGTCTTCCAACAAGAATTGATACAAGAACATATCGATGTTTTGTTCTGCGTATATGTTATCTATAACAGCAACGCCAGTGTTAATAACCTCAGAAGAATACTCAAAGGTTTCGCACTGTAGATTGAATACATTGATCTTGCTTAACTGATAGAAAGGATTTTGAAACTCTACCATTTTGATTTCAAGCATAGAGCCAGTGAGAGGAAAGAATAGTAAATCGCCCTCTGATGGTCTTGCTTCTAGAGAGAATTCTCCACCAGAAGTTTGTACCATTTGCTCCCATCTTCTTTTAGATAGAACAAACGTAGCTTGATCTCGTATCTCAATACCAAATTTTGTAAACAGTTCGCCCTGGCCTTCGAAGCCATCGACATTCTGAATATACATTTCTAGAGGATACGCTTGATTGAACTGAGACAACGTATCTTCGTCAAAGATATCATCAGTTGCTACTTGTGTTCGTGGAAGATAGTAGATATCTTGGCCGTAGATTTTTAAGCTCTCAATGATAAGGTCTTCGATGAGACGCTGTTCATTGGTAGTTCCGCTTGTCAGTCCACTTTGAAAGTAAAAGTTTGTAGGCATGATCTTATCCTACATAGAACGAAGGAGGTAATTCGTAGCGAGATTGCATCTCGTCTTCTATAGCATTAATCTCTGTAATAGCCTCTTCGAAAATTTTGTCGCCGTTGAGCGTAACACCGCCTGGCATTTGAATTCCACCAAACTTCTTCATGTTCTCGCCCCACTGTCTTTTGATAAGAGCAGTAGCGTATTTTTTTAACCACATATCGTCATAGACTTCTGTGTATTCTTCTGGATCAAGAATTGCGTAAGCTTCAGCAACTACATAGTCACCAGGATCAAATGTCTTGTCCCAATCTGTGTCGATATATAGTCTATCAGTCTTTCTGTTAAAACGAATCTGTCTGTCACTGATAAGAAGTTCATCGAGTGTTTGAAGATGAGACTGAACCATGCTGTAGTAAATCATGTCAGCGCCCATCAGATTGTACAAATCGTTTTGTCTAAACTGATACTGTATGTCGAATAAATTGCCGTCTTTAGTGTTTGAAGTTGCAGCACCACCAAAGTTGAATAGTCTGATAACACCTGTAATGCCGTTACTGATAGGAATATACTTGTTATCCATATCACCTGCGACATACGGTGTAGTAGAGTCAAGGGATGCTATGGTACCAGAAATAGAACCTGTGATTGTTTCTCCTGCTACAAATACGCCAGCAGTATCTTCAACAGTTAGAGTTGTGCCCGACCCACTCCTTACTACTGTACTAGCACCTGAAGTTGAGCCAGTAACTCTGTCGTTATTTAGAAAGTTACCACCAGCAGGAGTAGTGAGATTGAGAGTAGAGCCAGTGATCTTATGCTGAACATAAGTTCGCTCTACGCCATCAAAATGATACTCTTGCCAAAGTTGAATGGCATCATCGATGCGGTCGTTGACCTGATCTTCATCAACATTAATCTCGATGACAGGAAAGCCAAGCCTACGCAAACAGTAGTCTATTAGCTCTTGTCTAGTTGATAATGCCATTCGTGCGTTCCTTCGGTGTTTCTTTTATTTATAATATTAAATACTATAGTCAGCAGCAAGTAAATTTAATACTTCTGTTTTTTCCTGTTCTGTTAGAGAGCATTCATTTAAATAATTCATAATAAAAGTTTCTGGACTATCTTCTTCAATATTATTTATTATATAGTCGTATGTTTCTGTTATGATATCCATAAATTCTCCTTACAATTTTGTTATTGTACAGTATCCATTAGAGGGTTTGTAATTGAATGCATTTAAATTTCCCACGCTTCCAGGATAAGGAGCGGTTACAGAACTTGGTGCGTAAAAAGAGCCATCACTAGTCCAAGCATTAGATGCCGCAGAAGCTATAAAACTTCCTCCACCACCGGAATAGTTGCTGTTGTTACAGTTACCACCACCAGAATAGCCGCCTCCACCGCCCGAACCGCCCCAACCGCCTGGTCCGCCACAGCCAAACCCACCGTGCAATCCTGATCGTGAAGATGGTTGTGAGGTATCATAGGTGGTATCAAAGTGTCCTCCCTCTCCTCCATTTCTAAAAGATTGCGCTCCTAAGAAATAATTATATCCTGACACAAATACTGGCCGACGTAGATCTCCTTTACTATTGCCGTCGGTGTAAAATCCTGCGGCGCCGCCGCCACTGCTGTCTGCATTATGTCCGCCACCACTAGCAGCATACCCGCCAGTGCCTCCGTTTGATCCTGATCCATTTTTACCGCTGGTGCCAGTATTTGCTCTAAGATTTTGATTATAGGTTGTAGTAGATCTAATTGTACCTCCTCCTCCAGCAACAATCAAAGGATCAGAAGTAGCTACTGAGTTTCCAGTGGCAACGAAAGTTCCTCCGCCGCCTCCTTGCCAAGGTCTTATACCATTGTAATATGACTGTTGGCCCACTAATATAAAAAGAATAGTTCCCGCTTCTAAAATAAAATTTGCCTGCATTATAGCTCCTGCTCCAGTATATCCTGAGCCGGCTGTATTTGTTCCACTTGCTCCCGCTACTCTTATTTTATATGTAGCAGTTTGCGGAACAGTCCAATATTGAATACCATTAACTGCATTATAAAAACTAGTATTATTTAACCAAGGATTTGTTGAAGTGTTATAAAAAGATTTTAGAGTACTAAGACTTGGGCCAGTTCTACCTACTGTATTTGCTGAACTAAAATCAAAAAAAGAAAAATCATAAAGTGCTGGTGCTGATTCTGAAGGCGGCACATTAGATATAAGAAAATTCTGAATGCCTGCCATTATGACACATTTCCGTTAATGACACAAAGTGTACTAGAGATAAAAAATATAGTAGCTATTCCTCGAGTTGCTAAAGTAACAGATGATACGTTTGTATTTGTCCCGCCTATATATGCAGTAGATATAGAAAGAGTAATTGTTCTATCGCCTGTAGTATTATTAAAAATAGAAACAACATCGCCTTCAGAAAATGTGCTGTTAGGCACAACAATACTACCGCCTGATCCTATCTGAACATATTTCCCCACATCATTTGTACTAAGTGTATATGAAGAGGTTTTTGTGCCTACTGCTGGAATATTAAGATATCCTATATTATTAGATCCAGCAGAAATAGAAGCAAACGATAAAGTACCAGAACCATTAGTAGTTAATACTTGACCATTAGTGCCGTCTGATGATGGGTAGATTAAGTTTTGAATTCTAACAGTATCTGAAGAGGGGTTACCTACGTATACATTCCCTGACCCACCACTTACATCAGTCGCATTGCCTTGAATATAAACAGTACCGTCAGTATTGGAGCCTCCACGAGCACCACGAATATATACATCACCAGCAGAACCGTTACTGCCGTTATACATACCTGTAATACTGGCGTATGAAATAGCCCCACTTCCATTCTGCCCACCAAAGATCATGTTACTCTGTAAGTCTAAGTTGCCGCCCAACTGAGGAGTTGTATCTTCTACAAGATTCGAGATACCACCAGAAGCATCAGCGAATGAAAGGTTACCAGAACCGTCTGTAGTTAGAACTTGACCATTAGCGCCGGCACTAGTAGGTAGTGTTAGTGTATAACCAGACCCTACACTAGAGGGAGTAGTAATTGTTACAGGGCTATCACCACTATTTGTAAATATTAATTCACCTCTTGATAAGACTAATTTATTGTAAGCGTTGGCGTAAATAACTCGACCTGATATAAGTCCAGGTGCATTGTCTTCATAGAAGCTAAGATTGGCGTATCCTGTTCCAATAGAATGACCGTTTGTATCTAAATTGGCACCAAGTTCAGGTGATGTATCTTCTGAAAGCTCAGAGATCCCACCACCACCAGAAGCTGCGGCAGCTAGTGAATAAGTGAATTCATCAGCGTTTGGAGCGTATCCTGGAGTAGATAATTGATAGATATATGTCCTGCCAGCGGCGTTAGTGCCATCATCAGCCTCTTCACCGTGAGCACTAACGATAGCATAGTTACCAGATATTGACACTGAATAACCAAAGTAATCATTTCCAGTTGTACCATAAGGATTAGGATTATCGAGCGTAGCAACTAATTCACCTGTAGTGACATTGAAGATGTGTGCTATACCTCCATAAGTATAACCTAGCGCATATGCACCAACAATAGCATAGTTACCAGATATTGATACTGCGTAGCCAAACTGGTCCTCATAAGCATAAAGTCTAGGGTTATCGAGCGTATGAACTAATTCACCTGTTGATACATTGTAGATGTATGCTTTACCTGCAGAAGAACCGCCATCAGAACCCTCTTCATAAGGTGCGCCAAAAATAGCATAGTTACCAGATATTGCTACTGAGTTACCAAAGTAATCATTCGCACTTGTACCATAAGCATTTGGATTATCGAGCGTATGAAGTAGTGTACCTGTTGTTACATTGTAGATGTATGCTTTACCTGCAGAAGAACCGCCAGCATCATCTTCACTCCAAGCGCCAACAATAGCATAGTTACCTGATATTGCTACTGAGCCGCCAAATTTATCCTCAAGACCTGTATCATAAGCATTAGGATTATCAAGCGTATGAAGTAATGCACCAGTAGTTACATTGAAGATATATGCTTTACCAGAAGAACTGCCACTAGCATCATCCTCGAATATAGCGCCCACAATGGCGTAATTACCAGATATTGCTACTGACTCACCAAAGTAATCACCAGCACTTGTACTATAAGCATTTGGATTATCTAATGTATGAACTAAAGCACCTGTAGTGACATTGTAGATGTATGCTTTACCCGACTGAGTGCCACCTCCATCATCTTCTAAAGATGCACCAATAATTGCATAGTTACCTGATATTGCTACTGAGGTACCAAATTTATCCTGAGCACTTGTATTATAAGCATTAGGATTATCTAATGTGTGAACCAATGAACCTGTTGTCACATCAAAGATATATGCTTTACCAGAAGAAAGACCGCCAGCATCGTCTTCATAACGAACACCAACAATTGCATATTTGCCTGATATTGCTACTGACTCACCAAAATTATCATTAACACCTGTATCATAAGCATTAGGATTATCAAGTGTATGAAATAGAGATGCTGCAAATGACTCGCCACTAGCAGCATCAGCAAAGGATAGCGTACCAGAGCCATCAGTTGTTAGTACTTGACCGTTAGAGCCGTCTGTAACATTTAACTCAGTAATTCCTACTGTATTTGCTGCGATTGAGGTCAAATATCCTGCTGTTGAATGGTCGCCCCATCCGTATGCAGTATCCCAATTGCTAATCTTTGTATTGTTTTGAGTCCATTTAGTCGCAATACTATTCGTAACAGTAGTAGAGAAGTTAGCATCATCGCCAAGTGCGGCTGCTAACTCGTTTAGAGTGTCGAGTGCGCCAGGAGCCGAATCAATTACTGAATCAACTACCGCATTAATTCTGTTATCTGTAGCTGCTGCTGTTAAAAAACTTGTGTCATTATCTAAGAAGGGTTGAGCGCCAGTTTGTATTGCGGATCTAGCAAAGTCTGATACTTTAGTTCCGTCAATAGCCTCAGTACCTTCTACTTGAGTTTCAATATCTTTTAGAGTGTAATTAAC